GGACCACGTATATCCTCCTCGTATTAACCGCCCGAGGAGTCGCTTTCAGCAAAACGTACCAAATTAAGGTTCACAGTGCTGTGTAATAACTTGCATAGCATAGAACATTTGATCCCAAGCCTTGCGAGCATCTTGAGATGCATGGTAATCACGAAGAACGGACATACGTCGTATGTTTTCGTACATCGTGCCATTAGGTTTAACTCTAAATTTGAGAAAAGCCTTATACCATTTAATCAAGACTAGTAATTCATAAAGGTAACGAGTGTCACCTGAATGTAACTTACTATCTTCAAGGACTTGGTCTATTCTGGTGTTCACATCCATGGCTACCGCCGCCAGTGGATGGTATAGGTCTGAACTACTTACAAGTAGCTCAGTTCTTAAACCCCGAGAAGTGTAGAGAGACCTAAAGATCTCCCTGTGGAAGTCTTTATAATCAATCTTAGCTTTTTCGAGGTACTTCATAATCCAGACGGCTTCGGCCATCTCGATATGTGAAGTTTCACCCAGTGACGAATCTAGCTTCCAGATTTGTTCACGTAAATCTCTTAAACTATCACCTAAGAAATTAGGATAGGTCTTTGGAGAAGTATACCAAGACATAGTCTTGTTACGTCGTCCTTTCGGTACCAACCGCTTGAATAGTTCCTTGATAAACAAGGATTGCGAGGGTACTTTAATTGACCAACGGACGAGAATGCGCTCTATCAGCGTAGCGATCTGAGTAGGATCAGCAAACCTTACCGCAGCTAACAGCTTCGGAGTAAGTGGAGAGACCTCTTTACCTTCGGTGAAGAGTCTCTTTGCAAACTCTGCCACTCTTGGACCTCCCGGAGGAGATCTAAGTGATTTAGTAGCAGATATTTCCACACCTAAACGTTTAGTGACGAAGTCACTATAACGTAAAGCAACTTTACGATCGAAGATGACTAAGTCATCTCCTAAAATCGCATAGTTGCGAAAAGTATACGGATTCTTTTTCGCCTGATAAGCACAAAACCTGACCACTAAGTGGTGGGTTAGTGCAAACACAGGCCAAGAAGAATAAATTCCCATCGGCTGTCCCACTTTGAAATGAACAAAACGTCTTTGCTTCATATGGTAAATTGGAAGACCCATCAAGGTCTCCCAATACCCTCCTATGCCAGGAAATATCTTGTCGACGACAAGACGTTGTATCTTGACAGGGAAGCGGTCGGTCGCTTTACTTAAATCAAAAGAAAAGAACCGCCTTTTAAGATTCGCAGTTGCCCATTTGAGGAAAACACCAGAACGATCTTGATCGTAGGTGTAATCAGTTTTCATTTTGCTTAGGATTCTCATCACGAAGTGATGAAAGACAAACAAAACTTCCTGAATCCAAAAGTTGCAAGAAGTAACAACTCTTGTTTTCCCTCCGCCTTCACTTAAAAAAGTAAACTTAGCAAGCCTATAAGGGGATCCCTTCGGAATCCCATCTATCAGAAATCTAAGATATCTGATACGAGAGTTATAGAAAGAAAGAAACCAAGATAGTATCTTTCTAAAATAACGTCGATAGGTTTTGTTCTTGAAAAGAGTACCAAAGTACTCATACCAAGACTTATATTTAATCTCGTGAGTGAAGAATCGGTCAAAAGTTTGAGCCGATGAATCAACCCGTACTTTCCAGTTCTCACTATGAAGCCAGCCTGACATAATGTTGAAAACATTATAGGCAGCATCGTAATACTTTGGAAATATATGTTTCAGAGTATAAGCGTCTCTAAAACAGAAACGGAACGAAGGTGTACCATAGGGTCCACCCTTGAAACCGCTGAAAAGAGAAGTAGTATGAACACCAAGAGAGTTGAGGCGTACCTTCTTGTCGAACATATCCAGGAAGTCCTTGAAATCTTGACCCCCATCTTCATGAGTCCCAGAACATGGTGTCTCCAAATGGGAGACATCATAATCAGGGTCAACGATAAGCAACCTGTAACAGTTACATATCGTAACACCAATCAAATTGAGGTATCTCTTGCGAGATATTAAAAGGCGATGTACCTTTTTCAATCTTCGAGGAAAACCATCATCATAGGTTTTAAACCAATGACGATACTTCACGAACCCTCTAGAGGGTTTGAGACCTAATAGCACTTTATACGATTGTAAACCTATCTCTTTGAGACAGGTAATCGCATAACGCTTACCATGATGACGCACTAGTGCATCATAAAAATGTTTATACTCAGACAAGCATGACTCAATACTGTAGACCGAACATGGTAGTAAGCTGCGCAACGTAGCCCAAACCGTCGTCAAGTTTATAGTTCCTTGTTTCATGGTTCTGATATAACATGAGCAAAGAAGACTTTTTAGGCAATCGCCAAAAAGGTTTCCTAAATCTTACGGTAATCTTCTCACTTTATGAGATTTTCCCTTAGGATAGGATATTTCAAGACACCTTTCGGTTGGCATACCTTCACAGGTATATTTCCGGGCCACACATCACTGTGTATTCCGTGTCTGACCGAATCAGCTTAAACTTTATCGAGCCTTCTTCACTCCCATTTCGAAACGCCATATCTATTACTAGAATGACGTGCCGAAAAATACTATGGAAGGAGGATCTCCGTATAAAAAGACCCAAAGAAGCGAAGCTTCTTTCCAATGGTGAAAATATCTAGACTACGAACAGTGGCTAGCTGCTGGTAATCATTATTGCTATCGCCTCAGAAGCGTCGCTTCCTAGTAGGGTGCTAACTCAAAAGTTGGTCATTTAAACACTCCCGCAATCAGGAATGTCCTTAGAAAACCATTCTA